CACTTAACCAAGTAGATTGGTTTCATGATAATGTTTGTAGCTATATTCCTGTTAGAGAGAGAAATGAGCTAGTTCACTATCCCACTTTCTTGAAAAAGAATAAAATGATGCAGAACAAGTCACTTAGAGGGAGTCTATATGATCATGTGGATACCGTAGTTGTTCATGAGTTTGAATCTGATCCCATGTTAGTCCAATTGAGTTCTAGATTTCCTGCATGGTATAAATGCGTATTGGAAAGTACAACAAAAGCTATTTTATTTGCTGGTCGTTATGACAAGAGTTTGGAGTACGAAGAGACTGCAGAAGCTTACAGAGTTTCCGAGAAGAGACTAGAAGAAAGCAGAGTAGCCAAGACTGTTGTACAGGAAAATACTGGTAAAGCAAAGAAAATCGTTTGTGGAATTGTAGCTTTGTCTGTTCTTAGTTACGGGGCAACAAGGTTTTCGAAATCCAAGACTGAAATGTCTGCGTCATGGAATCCTTTTTTCAAATTCCTATCCAAATTAGCCGTAAAGATCTGGAAATTGTCTGCATTTTCTTTATCTCGTTTAATAAAGGAAATGTGGAAACATTTCAAAGTTCTTTTGGCTCTTGGTTTTACTTACTTATGTAAAGCTATACATTATGTAAGCTGGATTTTCAATCCTGAAATTGGAAATTCTATTAGGAAGAACACTCAGATTGTTATGCATAAGATAGAAAATGGTGTCACAAAACTAAAGAATTATAACGTAAAAGATTTAAGAGGTGGCGTAGAGAGTTCTATAAAGGAAATAGACTCTTCTAACAGAATGTCTTCAAGGTTGATGTTGAATGCGTTTATATCACCTCTGTTCGAAGAAATCGTCCGCGAGAATCCCTTGTTGTCGATGTTTTTAACTTCAATCGAATTATATAAGAAGAGAGGAAATAAGAAGGCTCTTTTAGTTTCTACTCTTTTTCATGGAATATTTTCACTCGCAGCTAGACTAGGAGTGAGTCTAGAAATACGCTTCGTAATGCATTTTTGGTGGAATTTGGTAGCTATGTGTGCCTCTAGGATAGACTTGACTATGAGTTTGTTTGGATCCCAAGAAGAAATGGATAAGATTAATAGAGCTATGCAGAACTTCGAGGATTATGACTTGGAAGAACCTATTACATACATGCCGAAGAATTGTGTCTTGGATACTACAAACGCCAGGCCGCCTCTCGAATATGTGTTAGAAGAACGTGTTAAAGAGACTATAAAGATAAGATTTAATGGCCAAAACATAACCGATTTCGTGTCATTTGGTAAGTATTTATATGATATGTCACATACAGAAGAGGGAATCTGGCTTCTTTTGAGTCCCCAAGTCATGCTCTTGAAACCCACAAATTCTCCAATAAATTGGTGGATTGCTGTGATGACAAGAGTGTTCAAAGAACCTTATGACATACCTAAAACCAAAGAAGAGAAACACGAATTGTTGCAGGTTTGGACTGTTATTAAAAATCTTTTCATTGCTAACTTGGACTATATTTATTCTACCAAATACGACATTTATGATGTCAGAAAGATAGTCGGGAAGAAAGCCCAGCGATTGGTAGATGCCTTAGACAGGAAGAATAAAAGTGGAAATCAGATCGAGTACACGAAATCTATATCTGTAAAGACTGATGAAACTTTGCCGAAGAGAGTGGACTACCCTTTCTTCAGACCTAGAGCAATAACTCAATTCTCTCCGACTTTCCTAGGTGAGACTTGTCCAGTTTCTAGAGAGATGGCAGATATTCTCCATGAAATTTTTCAAGTTAGGAATTTGTTCCATATCTATAATTATACTTTAGCGAAGTTAATTCCTTGTACTTTTACGTTTGGTTCTGGTTACACAGCAGAAGAACTGGATGATTGGTTAGATCAGGCCTTGATGATGTCAGATGCAATCCATTTTATAGTAGCTGGAGACGATTGTGCTATACTATGGGGACCCTGGGCATCTGTGTTTGGATTTTGTGGAGAAAATGATTTTTCCACTTATGAGTTCACACAAGGACCACATTGTTTCGTTTTGTATGAAGCCGTTATGTCTTTCTATATAGACAATAAGCAGTTTGTCACGAAAGTCATGGATTCCTTCCAAAAGGCTTACCAATGCGTCAAGAACGTAAAAGGAGAAGTTATTAGAGTCAAAGCAGATATAACACAGAGAATGGCTAGTGGATCTTCTGATACCACCAATTTTAATTCTATCGGTAATATCGGGAGTGCTATGCACATAATACAGAATACTGACTTTAGACATTCTCCAGAGTTTTATTACGATCAAGTTGGATTCAAATGCAAGTATAAGAGACATGACAACTTGACACAAATGACGTTCTTGAAAGGTTGGTGGCAGCTGGATGTCAGGGATAAATACCGGTGGATACCCTTACCAGGAATGGTTTTAAAAATAGGTAAAACGAAAAGAGACCCGACCAAAATAGCTAAGAACAAAGACAGAGACGAGGCCAATAAGATATGTGCTTATGCTTTGGCATCTTCTCCTGGCTTTGTTCCTCTTGATTATCCACTCTTTGGTAGATGGTTAGTTACCATGAAAAAATTAGGGACTATCAGTAACATTAAACTCTATGCCAGATTCGAAAGAACAGTTAGATCTCAGATGTATCAAATTAACAGAGCGGAAGCCCTTGAGTCGATATTTTTAAGATACGGTTTGTATAAATCCGAGATTGAAGAAATAGAAGAGTTGTTAAGTTCCATTGTAGAATTGCCAGTTGTAGTGAGTCATACAGCCCTTAAAAAGTTGATGATTGACTACTCTTAAAATTCTCTAAACACCACCCCCGGTTAGTACGGG